AACGGTCTCATTTGAATCTGCAATATCCGGATTATAGCCAAACTTATGGATAAGTTCGTGGTATGCAATTTGACCGCGAGAAACCTGAAGCTCAAAAGGCTCAGATGTCCCAACCCTTGTTATTGAGCTTACTTGCCGTGACATGGTTCACCTACGACAGAAAAAATGTTACGGAGTCGCACGCTGTTAAGTCAAGATACACATCCGTCTCGAACAGTATGCCATTGTCTGGGATATTGACAGTTACTACGTCAGACGTTGTAAATGCCATAGATAGGCGAGTTGTCCCGCTAGCGCCACCATCTTTTACGACAATAGCGGGACTTCCCGAGCTAGAAGTCGTGGCAACGATTTGACGCACACGCGCCCGTTGACCGTAGATCTCTCCATCGTCAGTGCGCGTAACAGCAATTACGTCAGATAATGCCATGCCTTACTCCTTATGTAAGAGCTGTTGTTGTGACTTTGACCCAAGCTGAGCCGTCACTTACAACAAGAGCAAACTCATCATTGCCTGCGCCGTTATCAGTAATAACGTACAAAGCGCCTGTGTTATCAGCCGCCGCTGGGAGTGATGCAGTCACTGTTGATGTCAAGGTAATTGACCCTGCTACATTGCCTGTTACCGCGCCAACGAAACCGTTGGTCGAGTTAACTGGACCTGAAAAAGTTGTATTAGCCATGTCTTACTCCTGTCGTGGCCAGTGTCAGAATGTGCAGTTGCACTTTCTGTCAGGAAAAGAAAAGGGGCCCGAAGGCCCCAGTTCATTATGCGGCTCCGGGTGAGCCATAGATTCCGAGTGGATCTGATACACCGAAGCTATAACGCTCACGAGCTTTATAGCGTACGTTACCAGTATCGAAATCACCGTCCATTGACGTCTGCATTGCAGTCCGCACGAAGTGCTTCATGCCGTTAGGAACATCTGTGGTCAAGAAGAACGCATCGTTGTCAGTCAAGTAGTGGTTGACACGATAGCCTTCTGGGATTGAACCATTGGACTTGAGTGCGTTTAAGTCGTTATCGGCTGTGCCAACACGCATATCTGTTTCGAGCAAACGAGTTGCAACGAACATCAACGCTGGTGGAACAATCAGCTTACGAGGACGGGCCGCGATCAAAAGACCACGCTCATCTACATAACCTGCGATATCGATTACTGCCTGCTCGAGTGAAGTCTCGTTCAAGTCAGCCGCAACTGCAGGACGGTTAGAGTTAGTACCGCCAGATACAGTTGGGTGTGAAGCGTTGAACAAAGTCACGCCGTCACCTGACTGGAATGTATCGAAACCAGTGTTGAGCAAAGATGCCGCTTTAGTCTGCTTAGTGTACGCCATAGCACGAGCAAGTGCTTTGGTGTAACGAGCTGACAAAGAGTCATACAGGTTGTCTTCCATCGCTTCTTCAGTGATAGAGAAACCCATGCCCACTGTTTCGTGGTTGTAACGAGCAGTGAAAGACTCTTGAGCTGAATCGTAAGAGATCGCTCCGCCTTCAGGCTTAACTGGCGCGGCGCCAAAGCCTGAGAGCTTCACTTCTTCTTCGAATGAGCGCTCAGAGTTTTCTGTTTCATAGACCTCAGCGTGCTCGTTTTCGTACTTGTCATACTCCAAGCCGAAGAGCGCGTTAAGCCCCGGTAATAGCTCTTTAAGGAGCTGGGCGCGTGTAATAGCCATTAGTTAGCTCCTTATACAGCCGCTGGTGCCGCGTTAGTTTCCAACTGGTGGAACGCCGCAGTATTGTTGAACTTGCAAACGAAAACTGGGTACGAAGTACCAATCTCGTCACCCTTTGAGCCACCACGATAATCGACAATCTTGAGACAGTCAGTTGTAGTAACGCCGATAGCAGAGATGTCCAAAGCCATGCGAGACTGCTTGAACGTAGTGTTCGGTGCAGTGTTCACAAGCGGAGCATTGCGGCCAAACACTTCTTTAGTATTAGCGATTGAGCCATCTGCTTGGATTTCGAACAGCACGTTTGGATCTGCGCATACATACGCTACTGCGTCTGATGCAACAGTACCTGTTGGCCAAAGTGCGTCTTGGCGAAGCTGTCCTGATGTAGGGTCTGTGTACTCACAACCCATGAAGATACCAACGAACAGAACTGAAGTGTCGCCATCTTCACCATCTGTCATGCGTTGGATTGTGATCTCGTCACCTTGATCCACGAGCGTAACCATATCGCCAACTGCGATATTTGCCGCGTATCCCGAAGCAATCGGGTACTGGCGGAATGGCTCGAGAGATCCAGAGTCGAGACGACCAATCGGACGAAGTCCGAAGGGTGCGGCTACTGAAGACATATGATTCTCCTTTAATGTCTACAATGCGGCACCCGAATAATTACGAGTTGCCGCTACCAAATGATACCTTTGTTGATCTTTCCGGTCTGAGCATCGGCATACGAGGATCGTTTTCACGGAGGTAGTTGTTATCAACTGACTCCATTTGACGATTGTTCATTTCCTGATGATACTCGTTCCGGCCATCGATATTTTCCTGTGAGTTCTTACACAGCAGGAGTCCACCGACTTCAACATTCCCCTCAAAACGAGAATCAATATCTGACATCACTTGTAGCTCTGGATGGTCTTCAGCCTTTACAGGCTCCCAACCTTCTCTAAATTTTGCAGAGACGTTAGTGTTGTCTACTTGACCCATTGTTGAGGTTCTAATCCAGCGATACCCGTATCCCTCTTCCTGATTCGGATTTGGAACTCGTGTTGCTGGGGCCCATGATTTCTTGCGCTCTGTTTTTTCTCGGGTAGAGGTTTCCCTTGGTGTACGGTTACTCATTACCGTGTCTCCTTCATGAGTTGCGCCGCATATCTCTCTGGTGAGATCCCGAGTCGCTTGGCGAGAGCAACTTGAGACTGGGTCAACGTAACCTTGCGTGGTGCTTTTGTCGAACGACTCGACGGGGCCACTACGGTACCCTGTTGACGTTGATGCCCAAATTTGTGTGGAAATGCTTCGCGCATCTTGGCATCGATTTGCCGGTAGTATTCATCACTACGCGGGTCAATGCCGTCTTCCACTAATTCTTCATGGATCCCGTAAGCATAGCCTGTCATAGCTTTGTCTTTCTGGAACCATTCATTCCGGCTAGCCCAATCAATTGCCTTGTCGTCTACAACAGATTCTTGTGGTGCCTGTGTGTATTCGGGCATCTTCTGTTGTTGTACGGGCTTTGGCTTGTATGATTCGTACCGGAGTTTTTCGTTTGTTAAAAGGGTGAGCCGCTCGTTGGCCGCGATCATTGCGTCGCTGTCGCCACTTTCATAAGCGTCTTTATACGACTGCTTTGCCTTCTCAAGCTCTGCCGCGATGCGGCCTTTGGCTTGGTTAACTAAAGCGCCTTCACCTTTTGTAAGAGTTTCCCTAAGCTTTTGATTTTCTTCGTAAAGCTTCTGCATGTCCATGACAGCTTGCTCACGAACACGCTCAGCTTCCTCTTTACGTCTACGCTCTTCATGATATTCAAAGCGTAGTTTTTTGATTCTGCTTTGTACGTTGTCGGAATAGTTTGCGATCTCATCATCATCAGGAACTTCAGGCTCTTTGCCATCTGCCCTGCGTGGACGACCCCTATCTTCTTCCGGTGTATCGTCTACAATTTCTACTTCAAGTCCATCATCAGAGCCGACTTCGATCTGCTCTTCGACTGCTTCGTTTGTTTCGAACTCTTCTTCGTTCATGCGCGTTCAATGCCTCTTGGATCTTCGACAATTGCTTCAACCGAATCATCATTGATGAGTCGGAACTCTTGTCCCTTCACTTTGAATCTTGTGCCAGTGTAGGAACGGAAGATTACCCAGTCGCCTACTTTGCAGTAGTCGCCGCTTGGGAATTTGTCTTGATCGCCATATGCATCATCGCCCATCTGGATTACATACCCGAAGATTGATGCTGTTGATTCTTTTGCGCGATAGTCATTCGCGATAATGATGCCGCCCTCGGTCTTCTCTTCGATCTCTGGGCATGCAACTAATATTTTATAGCCTCGAGGAATCGGGAGGATCTCCTCAAGTTCTTCGGTCATCTCGAAGTTTTTGACTTGCATATTTTTTCCTGCTTACGGTTAAGGCCCGCAGTACCTGCGCTCAAGGCGTACTATTCACTGCTTACAGTATACCACTACTTGACAAGGCTTATTCGGCGTTTTTCATCCTCTCTTCGAGATCAATAATTTCTCGCTCGATTACGGCTAAGCCCTTTACCATGCCACAGCAGTATTGGTATTGATCAAATGTTTCACATCCACCTGTCGCCATGTGGTCTGCCATCTGATCTAAGTTGTCCCGGATTCGATTCCGGATGTAATCTAATTCAGTCATGCTCACTCCAAAAAGTGCAATTGAACTTTATTGTCCTTTTGTATTCTGAGCAATTGACTTCGCAATTTCAACCCCAAGCTTCGCGCCCTCTAACTGATCCTTGCGCTCTGCCTTGTCTTTCTCTGTTGCGATCTTAACCCCTAGGCGAGCACCTTCCTGCCGCTCTTGTGATGCAATACGGTCTTGCTCATTGGCGATGGTTGCCGCTTTCGCTTGTGAGTCTAGGTTGAGTTTC